TACGGAAAAGGAAAAACAACTTTAAACCTATCTAAAGTTTCAGATAATTTTATAAAGTTCAATATAGTGCAACGCTCTAAAGAAGGAAATAAAGCGGTATCTCTTGTAAGCGCAGAAAATATAATTTTAGTTATAAAAAGCGGAAGAACAGAACAAAGAATAGCCCATGACCCTTCGTTTCCAAATGTAGATTTAGGATTAGGAGAAGTATTTTTTAAAGTCCCAAGATCTACTGCAGTAAGATTTGATCAGGAAGACACTAATAAATTTTCAGATAAGTTTTATATTAACATAAAGAACGGGGAAACTGAATCTCTACTCTATTACGGAAAAGTAAATATTATATAATGATTTTAAACAGTAGAAATAATCTATTTAATTTTAAGTTCCCTAGAACCTTTATCCCAAAGGAGGTTAGAGATAAGTATATGCCATATTTAACAAAAATGCCGGGTAATTTAATAAGTGAACCCATTGATTTTGTAAATTATTCAATACAAGGGCTGTCTATGCCAGGTATAAATTTCGATCCTATACAACAGTCGCCTAACGATGGAACTATAACATATCATAGGGGTTCTATTCCAATACAAAATACAGTTGAAAGACAATTCTCTATAGAATTGCAGTTACTTGACGGCTATATCAATTATTGGATAATGCAGGACACTTTATTATATTACTACTCAAAGGAAAATAGAGACCCATTTATCAACGATTTAAAGCTTCAGATATTAGACTCAGAAGGAATACATATAATGAGTGCCGTTTTTGAAAAGCCAATTTTAAATTCTATTAGTGAACTAGAACTAAATATGTCAAGTAATGTTGCAGATTTTTCCACATTTACTTTAAATTTCTATTACAATAAGTTTAACATTATCTTAGAAATAGACGAAGATATATAATCTAATAATTATAGCAACAAACATGAAAACATTTTTTGAATATTTAGACGAAAAAAACGTTACCCAAGATGAGATTCAAATATTACAAGAATCATTACAATCTGAATGGACTGACGAATTAGAAGAAAAGGTGGATGCTGCATTAGAAGAGTTCACTAAACAATACGCTAATGAAGACGGAACATTTGATTTTGAAAGATTTAATGAAGAAATTACGAATGAAGGTTTCTTAGGTTCTATTTTCGGTGGACTTACTGGTTTTGCTTTAGGTAAAACAATAGGCAAGACAGTTGCTAAAGTGCTAGGAATTCAAAAGGGTATATTTTACGATTTATTAACTTCAAGATTAGTTGGTGCTGGATTAGGTGCTGCTATCGGAAAACAATTTTAATTTGAATTACGTTTCAGTAGATTTTTCTTTAAACTCTCCAGGGATATGCATATATCAGGAAGACACCAATAAGTATCATTTTATTTCATATATAAAAGAAGGCCAAGGCACTAAGAAAGAAAGAGCATGGCAAGAAGATATATCTCATTTAAAGGGAGTTACCCTTATTAATCAACCCGACTGGGGAAAACATGGTGCAGATTATTCAAGCGTTGAATTAGCAAAGATAAAAAGGTATGCTAAAACCGCAGATGACATTATTAATTTAATAACGGGTATTACAAAAACAAAGAAGCAGTATATTATTTCCTTTGAAGGAACTTCTTTTGGTTCAAAGATGGGAACTAATAATATTATAGATATGGCGGCCGGAGCAGCAATACTTAAAGAAAGAATGCTAAGTCAACTTGAAATCTTAGACATTCAAACCATTGCTCCCACTACAATTAAGAAACACGCTGGAAAAGGAAACATGAATAAGTCTCAATTGTGGGATGCCTTCTTAAGTAATATATTAGGAGATCAAGTTTTAGCAGAACACCCTCTTTTAGATTTTTGTGTGAAGGAAATTGGACCTTCTAAAAAGATACCAAAACCTTTTGACGATTTAGTTGATGCTTACTTTTTAACTCATTTTGTTAGAGCAAAGATGTCGGCCACTGAAGATTAGATTTACCACTGAGGCTTAAAGGCTTAAGTTATACTTACTTTCTCCCATAAAGTTTCATAATTTAAAAGATATATAAAACATGAGTAAAGAAAATAACATTCCACCTGTTTATTTGCTAAAGCTTAAAGAAATTTTAAGTGATATGGTAAATCAAAATAGAATATCTGAAAATGAAATGGTAGATATTTTAAGAAAAGCTGGTTTGGCAAGGCTTCCAAATTCATCTTCTAAGTGGATTGACGAAACAGGCGCTACGTATTCTGATTCATAATTCATCCCCCTACCCCTACAATACGAATATATAGATTAGTTATTTATGTGAAACCTTTTTGGAATCTCGTATATAACTATTGAAAGTTTTTTAAGATTAAAGACATTAACGTAAATTAAAGTAATTAAAGACATGGCAGATTTTGACATTTTTAACCTCAGCGTCTCAGACGTTGAAACTCATGAAACAAAGAGCTCAAGCTCTACAAATGAGATCTACAAACCATCCGCAGATGATGGTAAAGACGGAACTTACAAAGCACTTATTCGTTTTGTTCCAAACCCAACAAACCCAAGAAATTCATTAGTTAAAAAGTATGTACACTGGCTAACTGACGCTAACGGCGATGGAAGACTTATTGATTCACCTTCAACGGTAGGAGATAAATGTCCAATTGCAGATGCATTCTTCAAACTTCGTAAGAGTGATTCAGCAGTAGACCGTAAAATGAGCGACAAGCTTAAGCGTAGAGAACAGTATTACTCTCTTATTAAAGTAGTGAAAGATCCTCAAAACCCCGAATTAGAAGGAACTTACAAAGTATTTAAATTCGGTTACAAAATTAAAGAAAAAATCGAGGAAGAAACTAAGCCTGCATTTGGAGAACCAACTCAGATTTATGACCTATTTGAAGGAAAGAACTTTGAACTTATTATTACTCGCCAAGGTGAATATAATAACTATGATAAGTCTAAATTCTCAGCGACTAGATCAGCGATTGCAGTAGATGGTAAACCTGCAGAAAGAAATCAAGAAGCTATGACAGCTATCAAGGCTGAATTAGATTCTGCACCTTCATTAGATCCTTATGGATATAAAAAGTGGGATGCTGAAACTCTTGATTTTGTTAACGGTATTTTAAGACAATACCTTAACCCAGGTTCTTCGATAGACTCAGTTATTTCTTCTCCAAAACCTACTGCTAAAAAAGCAGCGGTTAAAGAAGCAGTTACAACAGGAAACGATGCAGATTTTGAATTTCCAGAATCAATGACATCTAAGCCTACTAAAGCTGAAGCATCTACTTCTACATCGGATAGTGATGATCTTGATTCTTTCTTAGATGAAATCGGAATCTAAAATCACAGAAGATTTAAAGCAAAAGGTCAGAAGTTTAGTTAAACAAGTTTGTGTAAAAGAACATTCTGATCCTAACAAGCACATGATTAAGGAAATGCCAGGTCGTTTAAACCTGGCATGCCCTTATTGTGGAGATTCACATAGTGAGACGCATAAAAAAAGAGGTAATTTATATTGGGCGACATTACAATTTCACTGTTTTAATTGCGGCCAGCACTCTGATCTTTATGGGTTTTTAAAAGATCACCATCTAAAATTTAAAGATACTCAAGATTCTATTACGATCATTGAGTATATTAAAGAACACAAAGTATCTGTGAACGAAGTTGACACCCTTCAGCATGGCGTGTTTAAAACTCTATATGATTTATCTCCTACTAGAAAAGAATTAAAGAAAGCTTTTAAGCTTGTAGAAATAGAACCAGGTGATCCTGCATTCTTTTATTTAAAGAATAGATTTCTACATAAAAAATTAAATAACTTCCTATATTCACCTAGAGATAAAAGAATATTGGTTTTAAATCTTGCGCCTGAAGGAAAGATAATAGGATTTCAGAGTAGGTCTCTTAGAAAATCTAAGAATTCAAGGTATTTAACTTATGATATAGAAAAAATATATCAAGAAATGAATAAGGAAATTCCACTAGAAGAAGAGCAGCTTATTTCAGCTAAGAAATTATCTACTCTCTTTGGAATTATGACAGTTAATTTTCAAATGCCCTGTACTGTGTTTGAAGGACCTTTAGATTCTCTATTTATGCCCAACTCTATTGCGTTGGCATCTGTTACTAGATCTACTGACGAATTAGATGAAATACCTACAATAAGATACATGTTTGATAATGACGAAGCAGGTAAAAATAAAATGATGCAAAAGCTTAAAAGAGGAAAACAAGTGTTTACATGGGATAAATTTATGTCAGAAACAAAGATGGATAAATATCCTAGCAGTATTAAGGATCTTAACGATCTTGTAATTGCTGCATGGAAAACAAAAAACAAATGCCTATCAAATATAGATAAGTATTTTAGTGATTCACGACTAGATGCTTATTATTTATGATAGACTATATTAATATGGTAAACGACGAACTTGACAAATTCGAAGAAGATGGTAAAAGACATAAAAATCTTAAAATGATTTTAGGGTTTGATTCTACCGACGTTAACCATAAAGAAAAAGAAATTAAAATCACTCCTAAATTTAAAAAGAAATTTAAAAGTGAAGTATATGTGAAAAGAAATTCTAATAATTCATTATTTTAATATAATACAATATGACAGAACAATCTAATAAATCTAAGATTGTCCAACTCGACGAATATCTAGCAAACCAAAGATCAGAATGGACTTCTAAAATTAAGGAATTAACCGAAAATTTAAAAGAAGGAATTAACCTGGAAGAAGTTAGCTCATATACATTGAGTTATAGGCAGATTTTAGTTGAAAACCTTGCAACCATAGGAGGTAAAATAAGAACACAAAAAGGAACTGTCGATAAGATGTATAAACAAAAATGGATTGAATATTATAAGTTTGATTATAAGATTACGGATAAACAAAGAGAAAGGTTTATTGAAGCGGATCTTTCAGACGACAAGCAAATTTTGGATTTACTTGAAAGCCAAAAGGCCTTCATCGAAGGTTCAGTAAAAACTCTTGATAATATGGGCTTTGCAATAAAGAATCGCCTTGATATTTCAAGATTATAAAAAAAGTTAAATGAAAATTGATTTTAACTCTAACGGAAGACAATCAGTTTCTTAGAATAGACGAAGCTGAGGAATTAGAATTAGAGCAGATTAAAATATCTTTAACTAAAAGAATTGATAGTTGGAGATTTAATCCTCTGGTTAAAAAAGGAATATGGGACGGATATGTTTCATATATCAAAGACGATAAGTGGATTCCTGCTGGTCTTTGGAGATATGTTATGCTCATATGTAAGGAGTATAAGTTTGACCTAAAACTCAATGGAATTCAAAGACTTTTTGATAGAAACATAAATGCAGAATCCTTTGAAGAATGGGCTTTAGAGTTTTTTAAAGGTAGTAAATTTACGCCAAGAGACTATCAGGTAGAAACATCATTTAACATTCTTAAATTTAGAAGGTGCTTAGCTGAATTAGCGACTTCAGCCGGAAAAACACTTATTAGCTTTTTAACAGTTGCATACATGTTAGAAAAAGAAAAAGCAGAAAAGATATTATTTATAGTTCCTAATGTTTCTTTAGTTGTACAGGCTCACGAAGATTTTCATGAATACAATAATAAGAATAGAATAAAACTAAAAATACAACAGATATATGCAGGTCAAAAAATAAAGTCAGATCGAAATGTAGTAATAGGTACATATCAATCTCTAGTTAAAAAATCCAAAGAATACTTTCAACAATTCGATGCAGTTATTGTAGATGAAACACACAAAGCAAAGTCCAATTCTATTAAGACGATATTACAAAAATGTACTAACGCAAAATATAAGTATGGTTTATCAGGTACAATTCCTAAAGATGGATCTTTAGACAAGTTAACTCTGATGAGTCAAACAGGCCCTGTAATTAGCGAAGTAAAGGCAAACTTTTTACAAAGAGAAGGGCATATTGCTAAATGTAAAGTAAAGGTCATCGAGATGGATTATGCTCCTGAAGCGAGTAAAAAGGCATTTGAAGAATTGGCGTTTAATAAGTATGATAGAAAGGATGTTTTTCAACTGGAACAAAACTATATAATTAATTCATTTGGTAGATTAAACTTTATATGTAGCGTTATAGGAAGAGTTCCTAAGAATTCATTGGTACTATTTCATAGAATTGAACATGGCAAAAAAATATATGAACACCTAAGGCAAAACACCGACAAAAGAGTTTACTATGTAGACGGAGGAACGGATAAAGATATTAGAGAAGAATACAAGAAGAAAATGGAAGCAGGCGATGAAGTTGTTATCGTGGCAAGTTACGGCACCTTCTCGACGGGTATATCAATTAAGAAAATACACAACATTTTCTTTACAGAGTCCTTTAAGTCCGAGGTAATCATCAGACAGTCCATAGGTAGAGGCCTAAGGCAGCATGAATCTAAAGAAGCAGTATTAATAGTTGATTTCGTAGATGACATTAGAACTGACGAATGGGACAATTATCTGTATAAACATAGTAAAGCCAGGCAGAAAATATATAAACAAGAGAAATTTGAGTATAGTATTAAGAAAGTCAAATTTGAAGGAGATATATAGAATAACGAAACAAAATTAAATTATACAACAAAATGGCAGAAATAAACAAAATTTCTTCTTTTAAGTCTTTTACCGAAATTAGAAAACAAAAAAACGCTAATAAACTTAGAGAAGAAAATAATTTAAAAAGACAAGAAGCTGTTGGTAAAATAGCTACTATCCTAGATGAACTAGGACTAACTTCTTTTGAAGGTTTAGAAGAAGACCAAAAAGAAACAATCATCTCAAAAATATTCGGAGACGTTTCTGAAGAAGAAATTGCAGAAATTGAAGTTGAAGTTGAAAAAGAAGTTGAAGAAACGGAAGAGTCGGAAGAGCAAATTTCAGAAGCTTTAGATATTAGATATAAGAGAGATGCTAAAAAGGTAGTAACTCAATTTAAAAAGATTTTTGCAGAGTTGGGAAGTCTAACAGCAGATAAAGTAACTTATTTAGGAGCTATTAAATATTTATATAATGAAGCTCTAACTGACGCTAACTTTCATTCAGCAAGATCAGCTACTGAAAAAATTATCAAAGGTAGATTAAACAGTATTTCAGTTTCTCCTGAATCTTTAGGAAAACATGCAATTATCGTTGGTGCAAAAAACATTATGAAAATTCTAGATGAATATTATTCTAGAATTTCAAATGCAGCGGGATGGTCAGGTCCTGGAATTGCTGAAGGAACAGCAATGTATTTAGAATCTATTGGCGAAGGTTCAACCGCTGAAAAATTATTAGCAGGTTTTAATGCAGCTAATGAGAGTGTTGAATACCAATTATCAGAAGAAGAAATATCATTAAAGGAGTCTAACCTTGTTTTTGAAGCAACCGTCACAATGGACGCTATGAATCCTAAAGATAAAGATTTCTTAAAATTCTTAAAGAAGAATAACGTTAAAATCATCGATATGGTAAAATCAGGACCAACTGGTCACCCTGAAATTACTATGCAAGGTAAAAGAGAGGATTTAGAAGCGGTATTAGCAGATGGAGAATTAGGATGGGATGATGCAGGTTTAGCAGACTATATTGAAGAGTCAGTTGCAATCGTTCTTAATGAAGGAACTAGAGGCCAATTTGGTAAAATAGACAGAAAAGGAAATATTACTTCAGTTTATACTCACTACGATTCTTACCCAGAAAATATGTTACCTATTATTAAATCAACATTTAAAAGCGGTAAGAATGTAGATTTCGTTCTTAAGAATGGAGACAATTCAGGTCTAGATAAAGACATTAAGAAAATTAATTTCTACGGTGGAGATTCTAATTTAATGACAGGTAGCGTTAATAAAATTAATGATTATATTAAAAACGCAAATTACGAAGCTGGTGCAGAATTTATTTATTTATGGGATGAAAAATCTAAAAAATGGATGATGGCAGATATTTACGCAGAAACTGGATTAGTTCCAGCGTTTGAATCTGTAGTTAACGAATCAGAAGCTGAAAATATCTTACAAGATCTTTTAGACGAAAGAGGAGGAGACATTGGAGAATTACATGGCATGGAAATGGAAGATGCTTTAGATACAGTTGAAACGTACGGACATAAAGGTTCTAAAGCAGAAAAGATTGCAAAAGAATTAGTTTCACTATGTAACGAATCTGTGTCTACTGAATCTACTAACTAAACATACAATAATATGAAAAAAGTAATTGAATTTATTAAAAAGGCATTTAATGCCGTTAAGACTTGGGTTGTTGCAAACGGAGTTGAAGGCGTTTTAGGCCTTATTGCTGGACTTGCTTTATGGGCGTTTGGCTATAAAATCTATGCTGGATTTGCATTTGGCGTATTTGCAACTCGTAACTGGGACCTATTTAAATCCTGGGTAAAAGGATTATAAATTAAAAAAAAATTGGCTTAGAATTTTTCTAGGTCGATTTTTTTAATTATATTAGTAATATAAATGAAACTAGATAACAACTTCGTAGACTTTATTCAGCATCATGCAGATATGCAAGGTATGACTAGAGAAGAATATGTTGCTCATTTCTTATCAGAAAGATACGAAAATAAAATTTTAACATTTGACGAATTTATCGTTGAGAAGTTTTCTAATCTGCAAGAATCTTTAATCTTAGAAGGCGGTGCTGCAGGACATATGTCACATCCATTTGATGAGAAAGATTTAACGTTTGCAGATTTTAAAACAATAGTAAAATCAGGTCTTCAAGGAGAATTAAACTTTGAAGAAGTTGCAACAGAAAAAACAGACGGCCAAAATTTATTTGCCACAGTAAGAAACGGAGTTACTCTATTTTCTAGAAATAAAGGCCAATTAATTAGCCCAGTCGATTTAGACGGGATTATAAAAATGTTTGAAGAGCATGAAGTTCCCTTAGTAAGAGAAACATATGTGTTTGCTGCTAAAGACCTAAATGAAGCTCTTCCAAAGATGAAGGATCAGTCTATATTCAATGAAGGTAAGAACTTTATTAATATGGAATTAATTTACTCTAAGAATCCTAATGTCATTTATTACGAAAGAGATGTTTTACAATTCCATGATATTAAGGAAACTGATGGAAATGGAAATATTATTGGAGAGCAAAAAATAGCAGGAGAGCTTGTTTCCGCATTAAAAGAAGTTGATGCTGATGTTCAAAAAACATTTACAATAATTCCCCCTCAAATATTAAAACTAGGAAAAGATATTGATTTTGAAAAAAATCATGCTAAATTTATAAAACAAATTGAAGCGCTAAGAGATCGTTACAATCTAACAGATAGTGACGAGGTTTCTAGGTATCATGAAATGTGGTGGAGAGAAACTATTGATGAAAATTTCCCTAATCTACAACAAGACTATAAAGAAGGTTTATTATTAAGATGGGCCTATGGAGATAAGAAAACTCTTAACATGAGAAGTCTTGCAAAGGAAATAGGAAAAGATGAAGCAGCAGCGGTTAAGAAATTCGACAAAGAAGATGTTAAAAAGAAATATAAAGAAAACATTAGACCTTTCGAAGATTTATTTTTAGAATTAGGGTCTATAATTCTTAAAAATGCGTCCAATTTTGTAGCAGCTAATCCTGACAAAGAAATGCAAAGATTGCATAATCAGATTAGAACAGAGGCTGATAAAATTAAGAAAGGCGGAAGCGTTGCTCAGATCGAAAAGGTAATGAAAGAATTAGAGAGATTAGATAGAATTGGTGGAGTAGAATCTATTATACCAACCGAAGGGATAGTTTTCGTATATAAAGGAAAAACTATGAAATTAACGGGTACATTTGCCGCTATTAATCAATTAATGGGCGTTATAAAGTACGGAAGATAAATAATAAGATATGGCACTTAAAAAAATAAGACAAGTATTTCAAGAAACTAACATTAATGCATTTCAGGATCTTCTGAAAAATAGAATTTTAGTTACTGAAAAAATACAAGGTTCATCTTTTCACGTAAGAAGAAACGTAGAAAGGTTTGAATATTTTAAATCTGGAGATATTCGTATGAATATGATAGATAGAACTATCGTAGGACTATACGAAACAGGGGTTAAACATATTCAAAGTTTAGATCCTTCAGTTAAAGAAGAAATGCCAACAGATTGGAAATTTGGATTTGACTATCTTCCTGAATTAGAAATATCACAATACAAATATACTAAACTTCCTAAGAATAATTTAATATTAACACATATACAAACGTTATCTGAATCAGGTAAAGTTAAAAAAACTATTTATGACCCTTCTGTTTTAAACAAATGGGCAAAAAAATTAGAAGTTCAAGGACCTAGCATAGTATTTGATGGAACTTTAAATCAAAATCAAAAAACAGAATTAATAAATCTTTTATCTATGTCAGATAAAGAATTTGTAGAGTCGTTTGACTATGATAGATCTACGGATTTTAAAACTTCATTTACACAGAAAATAATAAAGATTTTTAATCCGAATCAAACTTCACCAATATTGAATGAAGATTTTGAGGTTGAGATTGATGGTCTAATAATTTCATTTATAGACGGAAAGAAAGTAAAATCTTTTAAATTAGAAGACTTTACTAGAAACAACGAGAGCAACTCTAAGGAATCTAGTCACATGTATCAGATTACTATAGCTGATCTAATCGAATATCTTTCTTCATTTGACATGAACTCTGTTCAACTAAACGAAGAAACAGCAGATCTTAGGTACATTGAATTAATGTCCGTTATATTTAATAAATATGTAAATGAAAATTCTACTAAATTTATAGGAGTTAACTTTGAATCAGCCGACTTTGCAAGCCATAGTGTATTTAAACTAAATAGTAAATACATTAAAAACGAAACCACACTTTCTTTAGTGGAAAACGAAATACTTTCAGAATTATTTAAAATAACGCTCGGATCTTTTAGAAAAAAGAGAAATAAAGAAAGCGATATTCTAAATAAAGAAATGATAGAGCATTTAAATAATATAGTAGAAGAAATAGATAAAAAGATATTCGTTGAAAACACCGACGAAAATTCAATATATGACTTTAACAATTTTATATTACATAACAAAGTAAAGACTAGTGTTAATTTAAATGAAGCGCTTAAGGTAGATCATCCTGAACAAGGAGGAGAATTAGTAAATATGTTTGTTGGTAGATTCCAACCATTTACGCTTGGACATGCTAAAGTATTAGAAACTATACACAAAGAAAATGGATATCCTGTTGTAGTATTATTAGTCAAAGCAAAGAATAAGAAAAAAGAAGACGCTTTTAAAAGACCTTATGATGAAAAAACGCAACTTAAGATGTTTAAGGCGGTTCAAAAACAATATCCATTCCTAAAAGAAATTTTTGTAATTCCAACAGGAGGTATTGATACTATGTTCAATGCAATGAGACCTAAATATGAACCTGTATTATGGGGAACAGGAAGTGATAGAATGAAAACTTACGGATTCCAAGTAAATAAAGATTCTTATAGAGAAGATCTTGGAGTTAGAAGCGACTTTAGATTATTTGAAATTCCAAGAACAGATGATAATATTTCAGCGACTCAGGTTAGAAACGCAATGCTAGACGGAGATGAAGGATTATTTAAGTCAACAACACCCAAAGCATTACATAAAATGTATGGCGAACTTAAGAAAAAATTAGAAGATTCAGTAGGTACTTCAGAATCAAATGAAGTTGCTGAATCATTATTAACATTTAAACAATTTTTAGAAAACAATGGATAGGTACGATTTTGAAAGAGCACTACATAGTGCTGCAAAAACCAATGCTGAAAATGAAGCGTTAATTATAGAATCCTATATTGGAGTTGCAACGACCGGAAGTAAATCTGCCCAACAGAATTTATTTAATTCAATTAATAGAACATTTAAAAAGAATAAGTGTCCATGGCAAGGTGTTAAGTTTACTTCAACATCGGATGTTAAACAGCAACCTGATGGTAGGTTATGGCTTTCTAAAATGGATGACAATACATTCGGAGTAGTTTTTCAATATTTAATGTTAAATAAAAGCGAAGCAAACGAATTGTTTAATATTGGAAGAGACGATAATGGAATTGGTGCTGGAGAAATAATGCTAGCGTATATTGTAGAAAATATAAAAATAGGTGGAGGTGCGGCCGATACTGACTTAGAATTATATAATGAAAGGTGGTCACCAGTTAAACCACCCCTTGGTAAATGTGAGTTAAAAGAAGCTCAAATGTCAAAGGGCATGTTACAAAATTGGAGAACAGGTGCAAAACACCAGGGAATTAATAGTACTTATGTACCGGAGTTAACGGCATTATATGACGCAGTAAAATATAATATTGAAGAAATCAACCCGGACGGAGATGGTAAAGATATGGCTGCCGGTGGAGGTTGGATAAATGAATGGGGAACTGTAGGTGGAAAAAGATTTAAGCATATTCAAAATTTAACTAAGACAGATATTCAGGCCCTTTCTTCTAGTGAAAGAGATTTTAAAATAGGTCCTGGAGATAAAGATAACGGCGCATTAGTAATTAAATTTAATGACGTAGAATTAGGAAAGCTAAGTGACTCTAAAACTGCAGAAAAAATTAAAAGTATAATAGAGACTGAGCCTTCCGTTAGAACATTTACTGAAATACAAGACGATGTAATTTCAGCAGTAGGAGATATACCTACTCCATTCCTTTTTATAGAGTCTAAAGATCATGAAATAGTAGCTTTTCACTATTACAAGAAATTACCTGGAAAAACTAGCGAATTACAAATATATTCTATTACACAAGGTAAATTTAAATATAAAATAAAGCCTAACCGAGTTTAAATAAACAAATACAAATAAAAATGAGCACTAAAAAAACATTTGAAAGCTTTGTAAATTCAATGAATGAAAACGTTGATTTATATAAAGTATATAAAAGAGTTTCTGGAAAATACTCTTTAAGAAAACCTTCTTATTGGGGAGATCTATTTAATCAAAGAGCTTCTATCCCGTTAAAAGAATTAAGTAAATATTCTTCTGAATTAGATTCATTAGAAGTCTATACTACTAAAGAATTAGGATGTCATCCAGATTATCCTATGCAATCAAATTTTAAGGTTCAAGTTCCTCAAGTATTCGTACTATATTGTAATACTGAAAGGGGCGAATTAGGAGAGTATTATGGAATGTCAATTCTTGTAAATACTGAAGGTGCAACATATCCAAGATATGCATGTGGTATGCCAGATTTCGAACCAGAACTTCATAACTTTGCAAATGGAATTCCTGAAAGCTATTTAAATATTGTAACAACAGGTGCTCAAATGTTACATGAAAAAATGATAGCTGAAGGTCAATTCTCATGGATGACACAAGATACTGGAGATCAGATTGGTTCAGAACCTCAAAATAAAATAGACGTTTACATGTACGACAACCAAGGTAATTCTTGGAAAGAAAGAGACTATGAAGGCTATGGAGAATTTGGCGGTATGGATTACTATGACTTAGTTGCAACTATGAACGGATATACTGAAGAAGACGTTAAAACAATGAAAGGTTCATTTAAAGAATTAAGACAACTTGGTATCGATTTAGCGTTTGGTAAAATAAAAACTAAAGATAAAAAGCGCAAAACTCTTTTTCCAGCTTTAGTCACAGATCCTAGGTATAATTGGAAAAGACATGATTTTACTCAAGAAGCAGAATCAGATCCAAACCAATCATGGTATCAAGAGCCTGAGTATGACGATTATGAAGATGAATATGATGATTTCTACAATGAAAAAGAAATCAAGGGTAAAGCTGCCGGCAACTCTATAAAGATGGCACCAGCAGGTAGAACTATTGAAATCAATGGTATCACTTACACATGCCTTGGTAAAGGTAAGTGGGAAGGACCTGATGGCGAAAAAGTAAATTGGATTGAAGTTTCTGCTATGGCATCAGCATTAGGAAACAAGAAAGTTGTATATGAATATGATGGCTATGAGTCAGTAGTTACTGAAGCTAAAGGAGATTTAAAAGTAGGAGATAAGGGTATAGATTATAATGATAATGTTGTAAAAATAATTGCTATTGGTAATTTTAAGAAAATTGCTAAAATGTTTAAGAAAGAAATGAAAGCAGACGCAGCTGATTGGGGCTACGAAGAAGGAGCTGGAGATTTCTATCTTGCTAAAAACATAGAAGCGACTGAAGGTAATGTTGGAGATTTAGCAATTTATCCAGTAAAATACGACATGGCTAACTACTGGGGTTTAGATAAACTAGATGAATCATCAGTTACTGAAAACTACGAAGTTATTTATAGCGATGGCGTAAGTGCTATGAAAAAGTTTAGAAGCGAGAAACAAGCACTAGACTTTATGAAGAAAACTATCTCTTCTAATAAAAAACTAAGAGATATTGCAGTTTACAAACCAGGAATGCATTCAACTACTCAAACTGAATTAGTTGTTAAATTCTGGGGAGACGGGTCTTACTTAGATAATGTTTCTAAAAAAGATAAAGATTTAGCTTCTAAAAAATTAGAAGAATCTACCTTAAATGAAGCTCGTTCTATTAACAAGATTTCAAAGGAGTTTGGAGAAACAGTTAATAAAATGAAAGATATAGTTAAAGTATATGTTGCTGCTGAAGAAGGAAGTGATGAAAAATCAAAATTAAGACAACAATTAATTGATTTAACAGCAAAGAAAAAGTCTTTAACTAAAGAATTAGACGACGCCGTAGCTGGAAAAAACAAAGATGTAAAATTAGTTATAACAGAAGGTGTAATGTCAAATATTCATTTGATGGCATCCGATTCTAAAAACTGGGATGATTTCTTAAAAAAGTTTAAGAAAGATTATAAGAAAGTATTTCAAAATACACCTGACTTCATGGATTGGTTATATGGCATGTATAAAGATATGGCACCTTTAAAAGCAGGTGAAAAAGTAGAAGAAAAATATAACAAGAAAAAGTTATTAAAAGCAATTAAGAATAAAGACGACATGTTTATTCAATTAGGAGACGGTACTCAACTACTAGTTTATAACCCAGATTCTAACAATGACGACAATGCAGAAATGTGGCACGATGATGTTGTATTTGCAATCGATCAAGACGGAGAAGAGCATGAGGTTAAATACTCAGATATTGCAGGTATTGGTGAATCTGTAGTTTCTGAATCTAAAATTCAAATAAAAAGAAAGTATACAGACAAGCATCCAGCAAAAACAGCTGGAAGATCTGCAAGGGTTAGAAACGCAATGATAGAAGCTCTTTCGGATGGAATATTAACAGAAGAAGAATTCAATAATATTTTAAAAGAAAAATCTATTGACAGTAAAAGATGGATGAGAAGAAATTCTAGATTTTTTATGGTAAGTGAAGAAGGAATCAAGCTTTCTAAATATGGAAAAAGAATTTTTAAAGAAATTACGAATAAGCAAGTAGTTAACTTAACCCTAGAATCTTTTATAAAGGATATATACAATAAATAAAAACTATAGAAAATGAAACTATATACTAACTTCGATAATTTTATCAATGAAGCAAAGGTTATGAAGCAGAAAGATACTGCTAAAATAGCACAAAAATTAGCATCGGCTCTTTCAAAGGCAGATGGTAAAGAATTTACAATTTCTAAAGATTCATTAGATGCTGGAGGATGGGATCTAGATATGGATGGAGAAGAATTCGCCGGTGGAACTTATTTTATTGGAGATGCTGGAGAAATAGTAAACGCAGCAACAAGTAATGACGTATATGGTCACATGGACGACAGTGAAGCTGAATTAGTTAAAAAGATTAAAAAGGGTAAATTTGCAAAATACAGAGCAACTGAATCATTAGATATTGAACTTAATGAAGCTCTTAAGTCTTCTAAACTAAGAAACTTAATAGACATCAGACAGGGTGGTAAGCAACTAATACAGGGTATATATGGTCTTGCTAAAGTAGCATTAGATAAAGTAACCGACGACATGGTTATCACTAATTCAAATCCAGTTGAAGTTTATAAGAAAGCAAAAACATACGGAAATGTATTAGTATTTTGGATTTCTAGAAACGAAAAGGAAAATCCTTACACACCTAGAAATAGTTATGGTGGAAAAGATATTATTCCAGGAAACACCCTATTAGCAGTCTCAAATGGTAAAAACGAAATGTTTGACAATCATGCTGCATATACTAGAGAGTATGTGGATGGAAAACAAAGACATAAAACTACAAGATCTTTAAAGAATAGAGGAAGATACCCTGGTTCTAAAGACACTGTCGGGATAGATAAATCTCATAGTTCATGGAGTGGAACAGGCTTAGGAAATATTAAAAGAATCGCAGAGGTTTCAGACGAATGTTACATTATTAATTTAGACGCTGTTAGAGATAGACTTTCTACAAGTAATAAAGTATCGCAAAGATTTTCTCAAAAAGCCGATGCTACCGCGTTTGATAATCCAAAAGATATTAAACAAGCAAACATCACTAAATATCAATCAATTTTAGCACAAAGAGCAGATAATCCAGATAAAATAGACAAACAAGTTAAAGAAATTATTGAAGATGCTCATCAATTCTTAATGGCCGGTTTAGCTAAAAAAGAAATGGGAGACTATAACGAATTATCAATAGGAAAAGATCCTAAAGGAAGAGATATTAAACCTAGAGATTTAACCAATTATATTTCAAATATATTGTCAGATTATCAAGGATATGTTTCGGCATACGTTAATGCAAAAACTGAAGAAGAAAAATATGGAACTTCAAGCGATTGGTATAAAAGAGATGCTAAACGTAAAGCTCTAGAGCTTAAGCAGCGAATGGCTAAATGGGATAACAAGAACATAGTTTGGTAAAATAAGACTTAAAAATTATGAATAATAAAATAGAAGAAAAATTTAAGTGGGAAACTACTGGCGACAAGGATGATAGAGAGTTCTTAACAGGTTTAGTTCAAAGAACTAAATTAATTTACGGAGATATTAAACCTGCTAAATACGATCTTAACGACTTTGATAAAGACTTAGATAAATTATTAAAGAAATTTGTAAAAGATTCTGATTCTTTTTTTAAGGCAAAGGACGATAGAGACTATGGAGCTAGTAATAAAATACATGCAGATTGGATGAAAGCTGCTCAAAAAGCATTTAAACATGTTACTACAAATACTGCATGGAGAGGTCAATTAAATACATTCACTAGAAATTTATCAACTATTTGGCAAGTTCACATGGAAGCAGAGGCTGGAAGAACAGGAAACAGAGGCTATAAAGTTCATAAGAGACAAGCCTTTCAAAAACAGTTTGAACAAGTAAAATTGTATGAACAGTTTATTAACGAAAGATTTAACGCTAGAAAAGTAAAGAAAGAACTAGAAGGTTTTGGCTTTAAGAACGTTGATGCTAGTGGAAACGAAATTTCAGTTGAAACGGGCTCTTATGAAAATCCATTTGGTTCAGAACAG